CTAACGTGCTGTCTCTCAACACTAAAGCCTACACCAGTTCCGTGCATAAGAACATAAAGGCATTCATCAAATGCTTTTGGATGGTCAACACTAAGATAAGCACAGTTGTATCCAGCTATGTTGTTATCTTTAAGTGCCTTGCCAGCAGTCATAAGCGCTCTCATACTAGGCATAACTTCCAAATTTAATACAGCTTCTTCAAGTTTATTCCTGGTTTCAGAAGTTAGTTTGTATTCTGTATTCTCTTCTAGATGTCCTTCCATAAAATCAAAGTAACGTGCAACAGTTTCTTTCCACGTCTCTCTTCTTTTCTTTTCAGGTAGCCACCTAGCATATCTGCTAAGTGCTATAAAGTTTTGATAATCACTCGGTAGTTTGTTCAAGGTAGTCTCCTCTTTTCTTTTGTTCTTTCTTTTTGTTGATAATCTTTTTAGTATGCCAAAGCCTATCATATCTTAAGGCATACTTAAGTTTATTTTTTATTAGGTGTTTTCTGTTTTTCATATTCTTCTGTTGGCCTTATGTCTATGTCAATCATCTTCTCACCAGCTTCATCTAAATAATCTTTATAAGTTAATCTCCCCTCTCGGTGCAATAGAACAGCAGTTGTTATTCCTTTATCAAAGGCTTGCTTATGTGTAAAGTAAATAACAATAGCACCTAATACAATAAATATAATACTTATCTCCCAGTAATTCATAACCTCTCCTCAAAGTCTTCTAAGAATCTGTCTTGCTTTTCTATCAATCTCTTTTCAAAAGCATCAAGCAGTTCCTCTGGTTCAATTTCTAATTCATCACAGATCAGGCATACATCATACGTTGCTGCGATGTATGCCTTTAGTTCTGGTAGTTGTTTCAAAAGTCAGCTCCTGTTACATAGTAGTTAGTTATCTTTCCAGATGGTATAGGTCTTGCTTCTAGACTACCAAAACAATCCTCTTTAAATCCACAGAAAGCACACGTCATACATAGCTTCTCTTCTGTCTTGGCTTTGTTCCAAACTGTAGCCTTAGCTAATCGCATAGGTGGTGTGTCTGATTCCATCTTGGCCTTTAAGTCAATCACAAAAGTATCTATGTCTTGTTCTAACGGTTGCTCACATAACTTGAGTGTTGACTTATTCTTATTGAAAGCAAGGAAGTATCCTTTCTTTCTATTATCTGCCTTTCCATAAGCAGACAGTTGTTTAATATATCCAAAGGTATCATCAGTAAGACCAGTCTCTTGGAACTTATTATCCCAAGACCAGGCACTTGCTGTCTTAATATCCACAAGTTCGCCATCTATTGTACAATCTTGCGAGCCATTAACACCTTCGAGTGTGTGTTTCTTTTGTTGGTCTTCTACTGTATGACCTGATAACTTGAGCAACGCAACAAGCACAGCCTCTAGTATATGACCTTGTAAGAAAGTTAAGTACACCTCACCGCTTATCTCTTCTGGTGTGTGTCCGTGATAGTTATACCACTGTGCTCTCTCACATTTTCCTAATGCAGACATCCTTAAACCTTGGCTGTCTTCTCTTGGAGTAAAGGCATTCTTAAGTGCATCTTCAACCTCTCTTCCAGCTTGCATAGCGATTGTGCTCAAGTCTCCATCATAATCCTTAGACTTCATTACATCGTATACATCTTGTACCACTGTATTTATAGACTTCATCGTCTCTCCTCTCTTGTTAAAATTAGTATACTACAACATCTATTGGCTCTAACATATAAACAAATGGGTGTTCATCTTCTAGTAGCGCCTTTTGTTTGTATGCTTCTTCTATAGAATCAAACTCAGGATATGATTGCCAGTCTGGATGTTCAAGAAGAACATATTTAAAGCCTTCCTCTATTGCGTGTTCCCAGTTCTCTTCTTTGTAATCAGTGTGTTTCATTCCAACTCCTCCCTATCTTATACTCCCCAGTTATTGGACAGTTTAGTTTATAGTATGCACCTGCCGCTTCCATAGAATCAACAAGTAACTGACCCAGCGTGGCTGAGTCCATCGGGTCACACTCTATCTGTATCTCATCGTGTATGACACCAAGTTGTTTGTACTCATAGTCATCTGCAAGAATGTGGAATATTTCCCAGGCTCTCTTGGCAATTATTGCGCCCGCACTCTGAAGTAGAAAGTTGAGTGCCGAGTGTGGACTACGTACATATACCTTACGACCATCGAGTGCTTTAATCCAGCCCTTCTTCGATGCGTGTTCAATCCTTTTTCTAAGCACGGCTAGTGCTGGTGTATTAGATAAGAATTGTTGTTTAATCTTTTTACCTAGTGCCATACCACCACCACATATCTTACCGATCAGGGCATCTCCCCCTCCATAAAGGTAGGCATAGATGAAACGCTTTGATTCATCCCTTGTCTTCAAACCCGCTGCCTTTTGATTGGCCGTGTGTATATCACCACTTAATATTTCTTCTGTATAACTATCATCTTTCATATAGTGGGCGAGACATCTTAATTCTAATCCAGATAGGTCAGCACCTACTATCATTTTATCATCTGGCACAGTAAATAAACTACGCATTTCACTGCCATATTCTTTATTACTTGCAGTAACTTGCTGTAAGTTCGGGTTACTACTAGACATACGATGTGTTACAGTGCCCATAGTGTGTACTCTACTGTGTATTCTACCAGTATCGTAGTTGTACTCGTCAACCCAACTGCTTACTTGGCCCTGGCGTTTCTGTAACATCAGATACCTTGCTATAATCTTAGCTTCAGGTATGTCAACATCTTTGAGTGTGGACTCATCAACCTTTGGTTGTCCAGTATTAGTGAATGTTGTAGGTTCCCATCCATAGTGTACTAGATGTCTTCCTACTTGTTGTCTACTACCTAGATTGAGTTCTGGGTATGTCCAATATCCATACTCACCTTCCTTATTAGTATGACATTCAAGTTCTACCTCTGTCTGGTAGTGTTTAGTTCTGTGACCTCTCTTAGTAAATCTATTCGCTACTGGTTTCTTAGGCTTCCATACTGCTAACGGAACGAATGTCTTATGTACCTCTACCTCTGCCAGTCTTAGGTCTTCATTAATTTCTTGCAGCAATTTCATAGCACCTTGCAAATCAAAGTGCCATCCATTTCTTTCTTGTAAAGAGCAGTGCTTTTTTATTGCATACTCTAGTTGTGTGGCATCTTGGCTTAACCTAAAATTATTCAAACCTTGATGTGATAAATACCTATAAACTTTTGTTGTTAGTTTGGCATCTCTAATACAGTATCTCAACATCTCTTCACTGAACTTTGACCAGTCAGTATGGTCTCCCTTTTCATAGTCAAGTCTACCGCCCCAGGCTGACAGAGAATGTCCTCCATCAAGCCTTGGTTTATATAGTTGACTTAGAACTAATGTATCTTCTATCACTATGTCAGTGAAGTCAACATCCATTAGTCTTTCCAACACTGGAACATCAAATGATATACCATTATGAAAGATCAGGCGGTCAGCTTCTGATTCAAGCCAAGGCTTAAACAGATTCAAAGAAGAACCAGAGAATGTGATGCAATCGCCTTCGTGTATATTATGCACAGCGATACACCACACCTTGGTTGCCTCGATGCCATCAGTTTCTATGTCGCAACTAAAAGTCCGCATCATCCTCTCCTAGGCTAGGCTTGTGCCCCTTCTCTAGTCTTCCAGTAACACCATTAAAGTATGTCCATCCACCCTCACCAGTCTGACCAGTACGTCTAAGTTTCGGCACTCGTATCCTAGTAGAGTTTCTCTCGTAATCATCCTCGGCTAACTTATCTCTTGAGAATAGTATGTTAGTATGACAGGCTTGTGGTATTGCACCACTTCCTTTGACATCATACTCACATATCTTATGAGGATGAGCACCATCGTCAGGCTTCCTTGTATGTGTACTCAGTATCACAGTAGCCTTAGTCTCCTTACATAACTTAATAAATCTATCCATAACTTCTTCAATGTTTTCATTAGATAGATTCTTAATGGCTGTATGCAGTGGGTCTACCAGTATCACAGTACATCCAACTCCTTTAATGAAGTACCTGATCTTAGCAAACATTTCTTCCAGGTCCACACTACCACCGCCATCATTATGCAGTTGTATCTTAGATGCAAAGCCTATGTCTACTGCCTCATCCATAATTTTATCCACATTCAAATCGTTAGGCTTGAGCAGTTGCATATTCTCACCAGTATGCACACTAACTACCTTACGAATTGTCTCATCTATATTATCCTCAACCATAAAGCAACCTATCTTCTCTCTAGTATTAACAGCGAAGTGGTAGATTAACTCATTCAGTATAGTTGTCTTACCTATAGATGTGTGTGCAATGACAGATACTAATTCCCCTCTCGCTACACCACCTCTCATCATCTCGTTTAAGTTACCGAAAGAATCGGGTAGTGGTATTAGTTCTGTATCTTTATAGTGGAGCATAGCAGTACGCATATCCTCTATAGTTGCAACACCTGAGACTATGAATGGCTTGGCATCATTCCACCACTCATCATAGAATGCCTTACTATCACCACCAACTAGGTAATCGCTTGCATCCTTATGCTTTGCTAACGTGAGTATCTTACATTTGTTAGGACCTAATATAGGTGCAACTAATTTGGCAGCCTCACGACCAGCCACATCATTATCAAAACATACTACTACTGTTTCAAATGAATCCAGCCAATCAAGATTAGCCTTGATATTAGCCACACAATTCACACCATTAGGTACACTAACACACGCCCACTTAGAACCAAACATTTCATAGGCTGCCATAGCATCCAACTCACCCTCACATAGGGTAACAAACTTTCCCCCAGGCTTAAAGAGACTCTGACCAAACAGAGCGTTTGTCTTTCTAGTATCCCCATTACTGAAGAACTTTTTGTTGGCTACCAATCTAGTTTTTACACCAACCATCACACCTTTCTTGTTATGGAAAGGGTAGTGATGCTTTATGATATTACCTTTGGCATCCTTCTCTGCCTTTACCTTATACTTCTCTAAGGTTTCGGCTCTAAGTTTACGATCAGGTAGACTGTAATACTCACCTCTATACTCATCCATCCAATCCTTATCACCACTAGGATGATCAGGGTAGTCCTTATTATCTAGTGGACCTGGCGGATGTTTAGTATGTCCGTGTTCACCACAAGCAAAGCAGTGTGTCTGACCATCTGAATAGACAGCCATATTATCCTTACTTGTGTCACCACCAGTGGTTGCACAACCAGGACACTGCTCTTTGTGGAGTAGTTTATTTTCCATATATCCTCCCTTGTAGAACTAGAAGGGCTACCTAAGTAGCCCCACTAGTTAACAGTCTATCAGTTAAAAGTCAGATGGGTCTCCGTCTTCCACTCCCTCTGCCTTTGCCTCGACTCTGATTGCTTCCAAGTATGTGTAAGCATCATAGTCACCCTTGCCTTGCTTCACCTTGACTGTTACATCGTCACCAAAGAGAGAAAGGTGGCTAACACCAACCTCCTCCTTGTCAGCGTTGTAAATCTTAGGTGCACCGAAATCAATCTTGCGCTTCATAGTAAGCTGCGTGTCGCCATCATACTCAGTAGTCTTAAGACCTAATTTCTCAGCAAGTTTCTTACTCTTTGTATCCAACTTGACAGTCAAAGAGTATTTCTCCATCCCCTTATACACATCGGGTTGTGTCACGTGGTTAAATACCACAGTACCAGCTAAAGTCATAGCATTCATATACATCTCCTTATACATTAACATTAAAATTGTGACCCGAAGGTCCCTTAATATTAGCGCACGCCAATATTGGTACACGCTAATTCTAGTGGTTAATCCCACTAAGGGTACACTGGAAAATAAGGAAGGAAAAAACCAGTGTACTCTTAGTAAGACTAAGGTCCAACTAAGACTATCTAGGATTGTTTTACTATAACTAATATATATAATAAATATCCTAGACTGTCTTAGTGGTACAGATTATAGCATACTATTTAGAGTCTATGGGGTTATCTTTTAAAACTTTTTTCTCTTGATTCATATGCTCTATTTTGTATTCATCCGTCTTCATATAGACTTCGATGTACTCTGCTACTGCAGCCACATCTTCCGGATCAATTTGATGCTCAATAATATCTATATGTATGTCTGACATCCTACCCATACCTACCTCCTCTCAGCGTATGCACCCACAGTTGAATCCCCAGGAAGAAAACTATTGTATTCTTCTAGCGCTTCAAGTTCAGTAGATTGGTCATATACTGTATCAAGCCATTCATCGTTATCATCATAGATGTCGAAGTCTTGGAGTATTTCTTCAACAGTATAATCCTCTGAAGTAATCTCATTCGTACTCCTTATCTCACGATGCAACTCATCATTCCATACCTGATCTGTGACCAGGTCCTGTGCCTCCTCTTCAGAATCTGCTTCAACTATTACATCGAAGTTAGACTCCTGGGATAGGCATACTTGTACGTTATATTCTTTCATAACTTCTGTACCTCCTTCCATAGTTTGTTTATTTGTGACACTACTGTGCCGTGATAGTATTCAGATAATTCTCTTATCTGGTCTTGCTGTTGCTGGATTATACTTAACAACTGGTTGTCTTGGATGTCGAACTCCCAACTTGACACCAGCCTAGCATCTTTATCCACAACAGAACTTCCGTAGTTGTTTGATACCTTGCAGAACTCCGCAATCCTTTCATCTATAGCATCATCCAACTCATTATGATTAAAATCAATTATCATATGTCCTCCTCTTTCTTGTTTTTAATAATAAGACTGCTATTACGCCAGTCTTCCCTTTCTTTCTTCTTTCTTTCATACAATTCTGTTCGCTGCTCATAACTCAGCCAGTTACCATACCTATCATAGGCCGAATCACCTTTGGTCTGCCCATCTAGGTATGGTGGATACATTGTAAATCCTAGGATTACTCTGTACTCTTTATCCTTTTTCTTATTATACGCCATCACTGTCCTCCTTGACTAGTCCACAGTGCCACATAATCTGCTCAACAGTATCTACAATATCGCAGAACTCATCTTGCTTATCCTCAGTCATAACCTCATCACCATTCTCATCCTCTGTCCATACAGGGTCAAGTGATGAGTATTCAAGAACAAAGTTAGATAGTTCAGAATACAAGTGTATCCATCTGTCTTGTGATAGTTTCATATTAGTTCTCCTTGTTTTAGTATATGTGAAATTATATCCACGGTCCAGCCATTGCCTAACATTTTCTTGCGCTGTGTATTACTCACGCCATCGGTATAGTTGTCGGGCAAAGTCTGTAATCGTTCCATCTCAATAGGTAGTAGAGGTCTGTATGTTCCCTTCTCTACCACTAGGTTATCCTTCTCAGCAGTGGTGAGGCAACCTGATCTTCCATCAGTTCGCGGCTCCAGCCTCTGCTTGAGAGGTATATCATAATTGTAATCATCTCGCTTACCTGTCTCAGGATTTATCCTTCTTCCTACCATCCTCGCTACCAGTACCTTGGGTTCTCTATTACCTCCACCCATACTGTTGAGAGTAGGACTCTTACCTGTATCCGAATAGACACGCTTGAGTATGTCGTGTCCGTTTATATCCAGGGCCGTGCCAATATGATGACACTCCTCATTCTCATCATACTCTCTGAGTTCACAAGTTCTAACACCAGTCATATCTTGATTGCCGAATCCCTTGTAATCCCTAGCCAGTAGACAGTGAGCCTTATCTATATCAGTCTTCATCACCTTAGTGCCTTGATTTCTGACACTATCACCCACTCCCTCAACGAGTATATCCTTTAGGCGTATTCCCTTATCATCTGGCTGCACTACATCCCAGTTGCACCAATACAATCTATATCTGTTTTGTGCGCTCATCAAACTAGAGTTGATGGCGATAGGTTGGACACCTAGATATTTACTTATCACATCTTGGTACTCTTGCTTCATCCTCACATTTTCCAGTAAGAATTTGACATCTGGATTAAACTTACGACACTCATCCAGTATCCTTACAAACTCAAAGAACAGAGCAGAGCGAGGGTCATCAAATGCTAATCCCTTTCCAGAAAAACTAAATCCCTGGCAGGGGGAACCCGCTAAGATCAGGTCAATATCTGGAAGTTGTCTACCACTGACAAATTCAACTGGTCCTACGCTTATAGTAGTGGGGTAGTTCTTGTGTGCTATCTTCTCTGCCCACTTATCTATCTCTGAGGCAAAGTAGTTATCCACCTTGATACCCGCACGCTCAAGTGCTACTTGTCCGCAGCTTGAGCCATCAAACAGGCTGAGTACATTCATACATCCTCCTTATGTTTAATTTCTTTTATCAACCAAGCACAAGGGTAACTTACGAATTGGTCGCCATCAATCTTAGCCTCGTGGTACTCAACCTCTTCACACGCTACTTCCTCTGCTTCTTCCTCTGTGCCATCGAAAGTTCGGCATAGGGTTATCTCTATTTTCCAAGATTTTTTCATAGTGTCACCTCATCCATAAATTCTCTGCTTGTTTCCATATATTCTTTAGCATCAGAGAGTGCCTTTGCTGACAGTCTATGCTCCCACATCTCAGCATTCCAATCCCTATCCCTCTTAGTAAGAAAGACGTAGGTATTTTGAAAGTTTGAAGACAGAGATTCACTTGAGTTAAAGACTGTAAGGAAGTCTTGAAGGGTATTAGTAAACTTATCTACTTCATACCCATCAAGACAAAAGCAATACAGTTTAGTATGTGCTTTCTTCATCCTAGTATCCACCTTGTGATATTATCAGAGATCAGGTAGTCATTACCCTTAGCCTTGATTTGTAGCACAGTCTTTAGGTTGATTACTCGATACGCTAATTTCTGCATATCGAATATAGTTAGATAGTGTCTATCATAATTGTGTGTCCAATTATAATTACTACCAGTTTTAAGATACTTACTCACGCCAAATCTACCATTCAGATGCCTAACACTTCCATCCTTCTTGACAAATGACACAGTAATTATCTTCCCGCGTTGGTCTTTGTAGAGTTCCAACTGTTTCTCAGGGCATACTTGTAAAAACATATATCCTCCTTACGTTAATGTTTAAAATATGCAACATTTTTAATCGTTGCATCCCAGCACTTTCTACAACTTTGACATCCCTTCTGTGTATTGGGATGGTTTTTAGGCAGACTTGCAAAACAAGTTACCTTATCCACATCTGTAGTTGCCACAGATGTATGTCTATATTTAGGTGGTGGTCCATCCACGAATGTACCACTAAGCCTTATCACTAAATTTCTCGGAACTGGACCTGGATAATTTCTTACATCCCTTGCCTCCTTCGTAGGCAGCCAGTGTTTTATATGTGGAGTTCTTCTAGCGATTTGAATAATCTTATGCAGATGATCAGGACTTTGTATATCCCCACTATCGTGCCATCTAAACGCTTTATGTTTGAGTATTTGTTTCTGATGCGTGAGTATATACACAAAGGCATCTACCCAGCGTGGATGGTCTATCGCTTTTAATCTTCGCTCTTGTGCTGGTGCCACATTATATTCATATTGTATGTATGCACCCTTACCAGCATAGCAATCCGAACAGACAGTTTTTCTGCCTTTCTTATCCACCAATATGCGAAGTTTCCTACCAGTTCTACAATATTTTATGGGTAATCCAGTAGATGGTACTTCCATTTTTCTTGTGAAAGACATCCCGCCAATAATATCCAACGCTTGTTTTAGCGTTAATATTGGATTTAGATTATTAATAATATTCATACATCCTCCTTATAAAAATCTCCTGGACTCATACCCACATCTCTGTAATTATCCATTAGTTCTCTTGTCTGTTGTTCTAAATCCACTGGGGTGCAGTGTTCTTTACATTCGGTACATAAAGTCATCCACGCAACAGGAGCACCACAACAATCGGATTCTACTCCGATTTCATATATATCACTGTAATCTAAACTCATAACTTATCCTTATATATTCGTCTTAGTTTCCCAATGTAGTACAAAGTAGGAATGAAAACTAATCCTATTAAACAACCTAGCGCGGTGCCTGTGGCCAAATCCCACGATAAGGTACTCGCGCCTCCCATAAAGTCACTGGTGGCGTTTCCTAATCCCGCACCAACGACAGTAGCCAATCCTTTCTGGAAACGATCAGGCAAAAACCTTTCTAATTCCAGTCCAGTCATAGCGCCTAATATCATCACGCCATTATCGACTATTCCGTACACAATATAATCAATCATAATATCCAGTCCATTTTCCTTTCATCACATATCCTCCCCAATATAATTATCTTGGACAAATTCAACTGACTCTGCTATATGGTCTGCATCATCCAATCTTGGAATTAAATCAGAGAATTTGTAAGAAGCATAATCCAGCGATTCTTCTACTTGATATATGTCTATGTAATCATTTTCATACATCATAACGAGAGATTCTAAATATCCCTCTTTAAAGATCCGGTGGAGATTTATGTCGTTAAGGTCTGTTCCCATAAGACCGCCTAAGATACGAAAAGAATACCGTCTTCATTCAGTATCCTTTTGTAAACAAATTGCACAGGTAGAAAGTTTTTCAATCCAAATTCAGATTGAGGGCAAGCCAAGAAATTTCTACCTTTAATTTTCTTGGTGTATTTTTTGTCCATATTGTCAAAGGCTGATTTGTTAATCCTTACAAATGGCGTTATTCCATTTTGTGTTGCCACTTGGTAAGAAATACCTTCATCAATATAGTTGTAATCAATAGATAAAGTTTTTCTAATTTTATTCATTGTTATCACCTATATATGTAGTTAAAGAAAATTAGCGCGCGCCAATATTGAATTTTTGCTTGCTAATATCAACGGTTTTTCCCATTGATAATACCATTATCCTTTAAATCAAGCCCTTTGTCAAGCCTACCCTTGCTATGCCTCTATATTAGATAATGGCTTAAACGGCAAATTTCGAGCCTTCGATTGCTTATAAAGTAAGCAATTTGGCCTAAATCCCTTATTTTTGGTATTTATCCCTAAAATTCTGCGCCAGGTCCTGGGAATATTGATCGATTATAACTAGCGCCCAGGCCAGGAGAATATCCATAAGTTAAAATAGTCCTGGTCAGGGAAATATTGATATGTTTTTGAGATTAGCGCGCGCCAATATCCAAGCCAGGACCAGGGAAATATTAATTGGCGCCTGGTCCTGGAAATATTAAATATCCACTATAGGAAATTTAGATCAGGGGAATATCAAAAAAAATTAAAATAGTCAAAATTTTAAAACGCGCGCAGCTCGCGTGTAGTGAAATATTACAGACGAAAAAAAACCGCGCCAAACTAGAACGCGGTTTTTATTATTTAAGAAGAAACATTAACTGGCTTTTTGTTGCTTTTTAACAACTACTTTGCCATTGATTAATTCCCATTCTTTTTTAGAGTCTTCTATTTCAAATTTAGCAGTTAATGCTTCTTCAATTAATGCTAAGTCTTCAAGATTCCAATAAATAACGGCTTCGGTAAAAGTAATTTCAGAGTCAAAAACGCGCTTTGCTTTTTGCGCTTCTGCTTCTTCTTCTTCTTTAACTATTCGCGCTTCTTTTTGTTCTGCGCTTTCGTGTTTGTTTTCTGTTAATTGCGCTTTTTTTGCTTCGCTTCCAACAGTGTTGCAAACAATAGAATAGTCTTCTTCCCAAAGTTTAGCATTCTTCGCTTTTAAGTCTGTAGCAGTGCGCAGAGCGCGTCTTAAAACCGCGATAATTGCTCTTGCTTCGTCTTTTTCCGCTTCGCTCTTTGTTGAGTCATATAGCACGTCAAAAAAGGGCTGAAATGCTTGTTTCACTTTTGCGCGCCTTGTGTCGTTAAAATTGCCTTTGCTATCTCTAGCAAGTAACAATCTCATAGCGCGCGCCATATTAGCGCAAAAACTTTGTATTTCCTCGCTGGCTTTGGCGTGGTCTTGCTTCGCTTTGCCCGCTTCGCGTATGGCGGTTGTATTGGCTAAAATTTCCTCTGCCAATTTGTATGTTAACGTTTCGTCTGTTTGTGGTTTTTCATCTTTCATTTTTACCTACCTTATTTATAGTTAAAAAAAACCTAGGTAGGCGCCCAAACAGAATCATTCAATAACTGAATAATAGACTGTTTTAATTTTTAAAGAGCGCCAAACTAGGTTTGGAATAAGCAACACTAAAAAAGCCATTGCTCGAGTCTTTAATTATAGACTCATCAGCGCCAATTGCAAGCGCTCGAAAGTGATTAATTTATATCCTAATAGAATAATAAAACGATCGCGCCAATTTGGCCATATTAGCGCGCGCCAATATTCAAAGATATATTAAAACTTTGGACGCGGTATGTATTAAGAATTTTATATATAAATCTCTGCAAAACGCGGGCGCCATTCTTTGAAATTATCTGTAAATATTGGCCGTTTAGCAGTCCGCGTGTATCCATTCCAGCGGGCGTAATATGTCCGTGAAATTTCGCGGGCGGGCGGGCGCGGTTTTGCTAGGCGCGCGAGGGCGGGGCACCCCCAAAAAAATTTGTGTGCGCGGCCAAACCCACCTGGAGGTAAAATTATTATTTTTTCATCCACTCTCGCGGCTGGACCGGGGTGAATCCGGGCATAATAATATAATTTATTAAATAAACACTAAATAAACACCAAACACTCTTGTTTTTCTGGTATAATATTGTTTATCTTTTCTAAGTTAAACGAGAACTATTCCTAGAAATACTCTAAAGATGTAATACTATATAGAAATAAATAAAAATACTTTAGGATATGCTAGGAAATACACTAGAAAACAATATTATTTAAGGTATAATATACTTATGGCTGAAAAAGGTGAAATTACTATAGACTCTGAAGAAGAAGTCAGAGAAATAGAGAAAGAATTAGAGGAAGAACTAAGATATGCAGTAGCTTCTGCCAAAGGAATTGTGCCTGCAGATGCAGTAATCAAGATTGAACGCAAAAAAGGCAGACCTAGTGGAGGCTTGTCCGCAACTTCTAAAGCGGCAGGTGGAAAAAAGTCTAGAATCAAGAGAGGACAGACATATAGACCTACAGATGATGACTATTCTAAGGTAGAAGAGATGGTTACTATAGGTTTGGACCAACATACTATCGCTAAGATAATGGGTGTTAGTAATGCTACTCTTACAAAATATTATTCACATAATTTGATAGTAGGTAAAGAGAAGCGCACCGCCCGCGTTGCTGGTGTAGCCTATGAAATGGCTGTATCAGGCCAATCTCCTAGTATGACTACGTTTTGGTTGAAGACCCAAGCGGGATGGTCTCCGAAACACACTGTTGTAGTGGAGGATAAGACCTTTGACATCAAGTGGGCAACGGATGCCGCAGATATTGCAGATGCTAACAGACAATTAAGGGATGATGACGAAAAGGTACACTAATGTTATCTCGAATACACGCCAGACTTAAACAGCAACTAATTGAGAAAGGCACAAACGAACTAGAAGCGGAAGAGCTTGCTAAAAATATTCTAGTAAAGAGAGGACATCTTAATAAAGATGGCTCAGTTACTGTAGAAGGATATATAAGAGGCAATAAGACCGCAGAAGAACGTGCTATAGACCGGGCTGTTAAAAGATTTGGTGGTATTCCAGAATATTATGAGTATGATCCGGTAAAAAATTATGCTTATAAGAAGACAGGGAAAGGGATATGGAGGAAAAAAGAACATCAATCGTAATTCCTTATACACCAAGGGAATTACAGAGTGAGATACATACAAATTTAGATAGGTTCAATGTTGTTGTATGTCACAGAAGATTTGGTAAAACAGTATTTGCTATTAATCAATTAATAAAGAGTGCTGTTGAAGATGTTATAAATAATAAACCAGCACCAAGGTATGCTTATATAGCACCTTTATTTAAACAGGCCAAGACAGTTGCCTGGGATGAATTAAAGAGATTATGTAGAGTATTCCCAGAAGTTAAGTTTAATGAGGCAGAACTAAGAGCCGACTTTATGGGAGCTAGAATACAGTTGTATGGGGCAGATAATTATGACACTCTCAGGGGAATTTATTTAGATGGAGTTGTATTAGACGAGTACGCTCAGATGAATCCAAAGATGTTCTCTGAGGTAATTAGACCAGCTCTTTCAGATAGAAAGGGGTATGCCATATTTATTGGCACACCAAAGGGGAAGAACGAATTTTATGATTTATACCACTCAGCACCAGAGAGAAAAGGATGGGCTAGGTTCTTATATAAGGCGAGTGAAACAGGAATATTAGATGATGAAGAATTGGAACTTGCGAAGCAAGATATGGCAGAAACTGAATTTGAACAAGAATACGAGTGTTCTTGGTCTGCTGCACTTAGAGGTGCGTATTATGCTAAAGAGATTGAAACTGCTTATGATGAAGACCGAGTGGGGAAA